TCCTTAAACGCCGAGCTTGGTTTCGTAGGCATGGCTAAGTGGAAGATAGGTAACAATGCAGTCGGTGAAAGAATCACCTACTGAACTCTTAGGCCCATCCACGAAGTCCACAACACGAAGCGGAAGCGAGTTGGTAGTTGCGATTGAACTAGCGTCAAGAGCGTTCTTGCTCCTGCCGATAGAGGTTGAACCAGCAGTGCTGATAGCTGAGACGTTATTACCCAGACCAGTCTGAGCAATAGAGCCGTCACCCTGCATTTGGAACAACAACTTAGGATCATCCACGACATAAGCCATGATGTCATCCGCCGCTGTTGAAGCAGGGAAATACTGGTTGAAAGTCAGTTGCCCAGTACCGGGATCGGTGTAAGAACAACCGACAAAGATGCCGACAGTTCCTGCCACGACAGCAGTAGTTACTGCCGCCTTTTCTACCGTACCAGTAGCAACCAGCTTGACGAAATCACCATAGAAGATGTCCGTTGCATACGCATTGGCAATCTTGATATGGCGAACTTTTCCGGTGAAAGAACCAGAAGCACTAAGAGTGCCTACGGGTTCTGCACCCATCGGAGTAGCCGCTGTAGCCATTTTAAGTCTCCAAACTTAGATTAAAGGCCAAAGCTCTCCGGTAAACCGGAGTCAACTTCGACCAAAGGTAGTCCGAGTTGACCGCTCAGGATTGAGAACGGGCATTCGGGGATCGTTTTGCTTTAAGAAGTTGTTGTCCACAGACTCCATCTGGCTATCGGCAACCTGCTGATAATGGACCTCCCTCGCCTCTGCGTTAGCCTCTGGCTGTTTGCATAGGAGAAGTCCTCCAATTTCGATGTTTCCCGCAAAACGGGAGTCGATATCAGACATTACCTCTAGCTCTGGATGATCTTCTGCTTTTACAGGAACCCAGCCCTCCCGAAACTTCTGGGAGACATTCGTGTTATCCGCGTGGCCCAATGTGCTGGTGCGTACCCACCTAAACACCCATCCGTCTTGCGGAGCGGGGTTAGGCAATACGGAGGCCGGAAGCCACGAATCGCTAGGTCTTGTTTCAACTTCTCTGGACTCTGCGTCCCTTTTAGTGCGCTGTTCTGCCATTACTGAGCCTCCTTAACAAGCTGGTTGGCATATTGTTCGGGTGTTAGTCCTAGCCTTTTGGCTAGACTTAGCTGAGTGCGAGTCAGCTTCACCTTGCGTGGCTTCGCACCGTTATTCCGTGAGGACGGCGCTGTGACCACGGGGGGACTTTTAGTGGTAGACACCTCTTGCGAGTCATCATCACCAAAGTATTCTGGAAACTTAGAACGCATTGTGCGATCTATAGTCTCAAAGTATTCGTCGGAGTTAGGGTCGTACCCTTCGTCCCTGACAAGCCGCTCATGGACGCCATACGCCAGAGCAGTCATGTCCTTCTCCTGACCAAACCACTGATTATCCTGCGCCCACTTGGCCGCTTTTTCGGTTGGCTGTGGCGGCTCTTGAACCTGTGGCTGTGGCTGTTGTACTGCCGGTTGCGGCTCTGGAAAACGCTGTGGCTGTTGAGCCTGCCTTTGCCGCTCCGCATTCATCTGGTTCATCTGGTAATCCGCAGACTGAAACTCAGATTGCGCCCTCATCATAGCTTCTTGGGCTTCGACAACCTTATCCGTATTTCCTTCTTCGTATGCTTGGCGATACTGACCTTTAGCTTGCTCCAGAGCCAGATTAGCTCGCTCTCGAATCTGATGAACCAGATACTGCTCGCCTTCTTGGATGATCGCATGATACTTCTTGTTCTCATCCGCATACTTTTGCGCCACTCTGACAGCTTCTTCACGCATCTTTTCAGCGGCTTCGCGTTGCCTACGCTCCTCATGCTGTTGATAGCGTAGTTTATTAATGCGCTTTTTGACTTTGTCTGAGTAACCCTCCAGCTCCTCGTCACCACCTTCTTCCTCCTTGGCCTCTTTGGCAGGAGGACGGCGATCCTCTGGGGGCCGATCATCTACGACTTCGACATCAACATCAGCTTTTTCACCGCCAATGGTTGTCTTGACACCGAAAAACTTGTCCTCAGTGGACATGGTTTGTTCTTCCATCTGCTCTTCGCTCATACCTTCACAATCCCCCTCGGGTCTTCAACTACTGCTTCAACGCTATCGTCGTTGATAAGGCGAAATTCCTTACCATGAACCTTGAATCGCGTTCCGCTATATGAGCGCATCAGCACCCAATCACCTTCCTCACACCACGGGCCGCTTGGGAAACGAGTCTTGTCTCCATAAGCGTCAGCGCCCATCTTCATTACAAACCCGCAAACAGAACCAATCTCTTCTGTCTGCATGGTTTCTCTTGCCTTGAGGATGCCTCCCTCCGTCATTTCTTCCGGTTCGGGGAGAGCGATAAGTAATTTGTAGCCTTTCGGGTCGGGTAGTTGCTTGGCAACTTCTGTGTCTTCTTCAGTCATAGTCCGTTCCTGCACCAGAAATAGGTGTCTGGTGTCACCATGCGTTACCGTTTGTAACGAATTACTCGCGCTCCAACCTCTCGTCTAGGTCTAATAGCGTCCTCTCTGCAAAGGCCAGCCCTTGGATGATGCCTACATTACGAGAATACTCGTCCATGTTTTTGCAACCGCCCATTGCCATGTGATCTGAAACCTCGTTCATCTGGGTTCTCAGGTCATCCTGTATAGCCTGTAGGACGTTATTCGTTGCCTTTTTCGTCATCTAGGGTGTCCCTGATTAAGTTGAATCCAGCCTTGAAACCCTCTATTTCTTGCTGGGTTTCCTCTTTGGAGTCTTGCATCGCCACCTTTGCGGCGATCTTTGCGCTTTCTAAGCGTTCCTCCTGATCCATCTTTTCCAGATCAAGCATGGTTTTGGCTTCCGCCTTTTGTGCATCGACTTGGACTTTAGCCATGTCGGTCTGCGCCTTAGCCGCCGCCTGCTGTTCTTTGAGCGCCAACTCGCGTTGTTGCATCTGAACAATCGGGTCTTGTGACTGCTGGGCGTTTTTCTCTGCCTGCTCCATCATCTGGGCCTTGCCTGTAAGCTGTTCTGCGGCAGGCACTGCCAATCTGGATATACGCAGTTCGATATCTTCAGGTAGCTTCTCGTCTGGGCCGGGAAGCTCCATTCCCAGCTCTTTCTCAATCCTAGCTCTGTATAGAAACGCTACATGTTCTGCAATGTGCGCGGCAAAAGCGGCCTCTATGGCCTTCTTATTAGGCGCTCTGGCGACCATCTTCATAATCTCTGGGTTTTGCATCGCCGCCATGTGAACTTGGATGTGCGCTTCGTGATCCTGATATATGAACGCCTTGACCGGCTCGCCGGTAATGATGTTCATATTCTCTGTGACAGGGTCTGTCGGCTTGATGTCGTCCTCTGTTGGGACGATCTTGTCTGCATCCTGAATGCCCAAAACGTCTAACATTTGGCGGTGAAGCAGTGGCATGTCATACATCTGGGGTGCCTGAGCCGCCAACTGCAACGCCGCCTGATACTGCATAATCCTTTGCGCCATCGTCCCCGCATTGGGGTCACTGACAGGGATAATGTCTACCCGATCATCAAAGTCTGTGGGGACAATCTGCCCATCGCCCTCCTCATAGGGATAAACCTCTGGGCCATAGTCCCTGACAAGCTCCGACAGTATCTTGAGTTCTTTGGAGACTGCGGCGTGAACACGGGCTTGTACCGCACTCATCACCTTCATCTCTCGCTCTAGTACTGCAAGTGTGGTGCCAACCGGCGCTTCGCCATTGATGTCTGAGGCTTTCACATCCGCCGCTGACGCGAATCGACGCCCCTCATTCACAATGTCGCCCAGCAACTGGTAAAGGACGTTGCTTGGCTCCTTGTAGGGCAGGAACGTGATGTTGTCGCGGATTGCACCACCCGGAACGTCTACGTCACGGAACTCGCCGGGCATGATGGGAGTGTCATCGCCCTTGATCCTGAGTCCCCGAGACTTCAATCCCCCCGGTAGGTTGGCAAGTGTTCCAGCGTCCACCAACTGTCGGAGCAAAGATGTTGCCGACTTGGATAGACCGCCGATCATGTGTACCAAGCCAAACCCGTAGAATCCCAGCCCCGGCAGATACTGGTAATGAACGTAGTGATCCCGCTTCATTTTGTTGGGATCGTCTTCGTACCAGTTGCGCCGTATCGACAGGATCGTTCGTGATGACTTGTCAATGGTAACAACGTAAGGCAAAGCAATGCCTGTCTGCTTGCCCTTGTCTGTGTCCTCAAACCCTAGCAGGTCGATGTCAACGTGCATCTCCAGCAGGGTGTGCCTATGGTCAAGCTCGTAGTTGTCCGAGTCTCCCGTCATCCGGTCATACTTCTGCTGTATCTCAGAAATGTCCGGTGTTGGTGCAGGCAAATCTATGTCTGAATAAAACCCAGCAACCTGTAACTTCCTGATTTCATTGGAAGTTTTCTTCATCACATGGGTGGCGCGTTCGCACGTTGACAGGTCTGACGCACCATAGCTGACCACAAAATCCTCTGCTGGCACAAACATGGCGCAGGGTCTGCCCATACTTGGGTCAAAGTAGACTTTACGGAATGCGGAGCCTGCAATCGGCAGGGAGAACAACAGCTTCTCTGTCTCCGTTCTGTACTCCGTCATACGCTGGGTAATCAGGTAGTTCAGGTAGTTCTGTACTCTGTGCGCCTGCTTAGTCTTTTCGTCGTCTATCTTGCCGACGATAGTGGTCTTTACAGGACCACTGGCAGGATATATCTCCTGTATGGTCTGGGCTTGAAAGCGGATAACCGCCTCAGACAGCATCGGGTGAAAGACGCCACAAGCGCCCTCCCACGGTGTAGACCTGTCCTCAAACTTTAGTCCAAGAAGATCAAGACCACGGACATAGGAGTCTTCCCAATCCGCACGGCTCATGCGATCAGCGTCAAACTGCCCAACAAGCTCGCTAGCAAGACTATCTAGGTCTCGCTCGTCCATGTACTCCGCTAGGTTGGAGCCATGATCAACACCCATGAGGGCAGGCATATTGGGATCGAAATCAATAATCATGCCCCCGTCTTCGTCCATCACACTGACAGACTCAGGGTTTTCGATCACGATCTCTAGCTGTTCCTCGCCAGCCCCTTGAGGGCTGAAGGGTGTTGCTACGCGGTCAATAGCCACTTAGCCTTTGCCACCCATCTTGCCGCCTTTGGTATCCATCTTGGTATTCATGGTTTTGCCGCCCTTGAAATAGCCTTTGGGCATCATCTTGTTGGCTACTCTTGTCTTTCCGCCGCCTGCCATTTTCCCTTTGCCGTCTGCGGCAAAATGTGGCACCTCTTCGCCCTTGTCGTTGGTAACCATCTTGAGCTTTTCGCCCTTTGTGCCGCCTGCCGCCATGCCTTTGGGAACCTTTCGCATCATGCCGCCGTTTGCCATGCCTTTAGGTTTCTTCATCGTCCTCACCTGCGTATAAGTTGTCGAATACTCTGTTTACGTCCAGCGTGTAATCCAAGTCGGACTTGGAGTAGTGAATGTGCTGTGACGGCCTGAAGTCCGGTGCGCCCTCTCCCGTTGACCACCATGCCGGGTGTGTCACCCGTACACGGTTGTTGGGTAGCGCCACGATATTGCCTGTCCACGGGCCTGCATCCAGAAGCTCCATCACATGGCTCTGCTTGTGTTGAGCAGGGTCGTCAGCGATCTCGTTGTCTGTGTAGTCCACCGTGAACATATACTTAGCAGGGTAAAACTCCCCGTCTATCTTGGCGATCCAAGGACACGGCGTTGCCCTCTCAAGGACATAAACGCTGTGCTCTCTGGACGAGCAGTCCCACGGCTGGGCCGCGTAGACCGGCATTGGCTCGGGCCACTCCTCAAAGGGGGTGTCTCCGACCAAGGCAGTGATGGGCATCCTTGCCCACATCGCGCCTCCGTGGATGTTTGGCTCGTCGTTGTCATAGGTTTCAGCGCCAGTGAATATCATCTGGAAGCTGAGACACCGACAGGGCATCGTTGTTACTGCAACCGCCATAGCGTGTAGAAACTCGCCATGATATTTGCTGTGGTTGTGTGTGTATTCGCGTCTTACCCAGCACTTAAAGTGCGGAATGTTGCTTTGCAGGAATGCCATCTTCGCCGTAAAACCTCCGTTCCCACGCCTTATGCCGCTGGATCGGTACTTTGTAGTACGGCAAGAATCGCCCTATGTAGATGCAAAACTTGTTCAACCAATGCAGAGGCAACGGGAGTGGCCTAAGATAATCCATAAACAAGACCACCCTGATGTTATCCGTCAGGTTGATCGCAAAATGCTCGTAGGTATCGTCAAATATAACGACCTTGCCGGTCTTCCAACGATACTCTCTGCCCATCACAGACAGCACACATCCCTTTCCATCTGTGGGTATGTCCACGCCAAGGTGCATTCTCAGCACCCCAGACCACGGCCCCTCATGGGGTACAAGCATCTTGTTTGAGTCGAGGATGGAGAAATAGGCCGAAACGATATTTTTGTCGCTCTCGACAACCGCCATCGTCTTGGGAAACATCTCGCAGTTCTTCTCAAAGCGTATGTTGTTCGCCTTGAGGAAGAACATCCTCCACTTATCGTCATCCGATATATAGGTCTGCTCGGGACTTATATCTTGGAACAACGGAAAGTCCTGCAACCGCTGTCTCACCTGATCGAACTCTCCGCGTATCACGAAGTAGTTTTCTTCCAGCTTGTGGGCAATCGGAAAGTCTTTGTTGTCGAAGTAGGCTAGGCCTCCTAGCTTGGAGTGCCGCCTAAACATCGGGCGCAGTTTGCGCTCCAGATTATCAACAAAGCCGTGCCAGCGATTGATGTCAGTAATAGTTTGCCACCCTCCCGTGGGGGTCAAAGTCATCTTCCTCGTCAGTGTGGAGCGATACAAAGCCGCCCTGCCTGAAACGAAGAAGTGCTTGCGTTGAAGAATCCACAAGGTCGTCATGCTCCCCAGCAGGGAACGCGGCAAATTCCTCAATGACTTCTTCAGCGAATCGTGTCTCTGGCGCCCATACGTTGCCAGAAGCAAACAAGTCAGCAACAGCGTTTACCCTTGCTATCTTGTCGTTACCACGCGAGGGGGTGTATTCCGAAACCGGAATCCCCATCGCCCGTAGTTCAAAAATAAGCGGCATCCCTGCCGCCTTTCCTTCCACGATAAATGCGTCTGGTTGCATCTCACTCCACATCTCGTAAGCCGTTTTCTTTAGCTCAGGAAACTCCAGACGTTCTTTGTAGGCATCCAATAGGATGATATTCGGCTGTGATAGGCCGTCATCGTCGGGGTGATAAAACACGCCCCACGTTGTGCAGGCAGAGTAGTCTGCCCGTTGGGTTTTCAAGAAAGCTGTGTCCCATGACTGAATCACGAACTCACATTGCGGCGGATAGTCAGGCTCCCACCTTTTCCACCATTCTCTCTTGATCAGTGCGCCTTCTTCGGCGGTTGGGTTTTGCTGGTACTGCGCGTTCCACTTGGGGGAGGGCAGTTCGCTCCGCAGAGCCTCAAGCTCCGTTTGGCTCCAGAACTCAGGCCACAGGGGTTTTCCTGACGGCATGATGGCTGGAAACTCTATTAGCTCCCACTCATCGGAACCTACCCGTTGAGCAGAGGACTTAATAATCTTGCCGGTCAGATCACGCATGTGCCAGCGTGTCATCACGATAACGATAGCGCCTCCCGGCTGAAGACGCTGTCGAGGCCCAGATGTGTACCAGTCATACGTCCGGTCAAACACGGCTGGGTCTGCTGACTGGCCCTCCTGCTCTGAGTGAGGGTCGTCAATAATCAACAGATCGGCACCTTTACCTGTTACCGCACCGCCAACACCGATAGCGAAGTATTCGCCATTCTTGTTGGTGCTCCAGCGTCCCGCCGCCTTTGAGTCTGCTCTTAGTTGTAGACTAGGAAAGACCTTCTTGAAGTCATCCGAATCCACAAGGTTTCGCACCTTTCTGCCGAAACCGACAGATAATTCAGCGGTGTGCGCCGTCTGAATGATTTTCTTCTCAGGCATCTGGCCCAAGAACCATGCCGGTAGCAAGAAAGAAGCAAACTCAGACTTGGTGTGGCGTGGCGGCATATTCACGATCAGGCGCTTCAGTTCGCCTCTAGCAATGCGCTCAAACGCCTCTGCCATAATCTTGTGATGCCTGCCTTCAATAAATGCAGGCCACATGTGCTTCACAAACCCCATATAAGAGGTCTGTGCCTTTTCTATCTCTTCTGCCTGCTTTGCTTTCTCCAGAAGCTCTGCGGCCCTAAGCCTCATCTCTGGAGATGCGCCCTTTAGCTTCTTAGCTAGTTCGGGCGTGATTAGGTCTGACATTACGCCATCCGTGCTGTTTTAGTACGCTTAAATGACCTGTTCTTTGATCTGTTCGCCACTTTCAAGTTGCCCTTCTTATTAGAGCCGCCCTTTGCCAGTGGTTTCTTGTGGGCTACGTCTTTGCCGTCACCCTTCTTAACCCTGCCTTCCTTCTCCATCAAGCGCCTAGCGGCTTTCCGCTTGTCATTGTTTCGGCGCTGTTTGGGCTTGGCTTGGTAGTTGTCGTATTCCTTGCGGTAGTTGCGGCGCATCTCAGTAGCCGAAACCGCCTCCGAATCCACCCTTTCCTCCACCCATCGGGTAAATTGGTCTGGTTCTCAAGCCGCCTTTACCGCCACCAAATCTGGGTCTTCGATAGCCGCCGTAAGACCCAAAGCCCGTCGAGTATCCAGACATCAACCCACGGTTAGGCATATATTGCTCAGAAAACTGCGGGGGCTGATATATCATCGGTTGCGCGAACATACCCATAGGCTGACTCATGCCATAAGGCATACCGGAGTAAAGCTGGTTGCCTGTAATGTACTGACCGGGCATTCTTCCGGGCATTCCGCCACCTTTTCCGGGCATTCTGGGCGGCGTGGGGCCGGGCATCGGAAAGGGTGTTCCTTCTCCGGGGAGCGGTAGATTGCTTCCGGGTGGCGGAGCAGGCATTCCGGGGTCTGGCTGGTACTGACTCAGATCACTGCCATAAGCGACATTGGCGTAAGTGCCATCATCTTGCAGGAATGGATTGTTTGCCCGGTCTATGCCTAGCGTGTTGAGGTAGTTTTGGTAGTCTCCGCTTTGCCCTCCACCTTCGCCACGATTATAGGCAAGCTGTACTAGCCTGCCTCTAAGCTGTTCGGGCGTCAGTTCTCCTGCGTCAAGCTGTCTCCTGTACTGCCCAAATCCGCCCTCAAGCTGTCCTGTC